GGAAGAAAGTACCTTCCAAGACAAAGGGCAGGTACATGCCAAAGGCCACTTACAAAAGAACCCCTAAATCTAGGTTGAAGTATCAAGATAGAAAGAAGAAAGCAGGTCGTAGAAAGGGCAAGCAACATGTCCCAACAGGAAAGAAATTCTCTCAGAAGTGATTATCATGCCGATTCGTAAAGTCAAGGGAGGATACAAGTGGGGAAGTAAAGGCAAAGTCTATCGCAATCGAAAGGATGCTGAGAGACAGGCCGCAGCAGCCTACGCTTCAGGTTACAAGAAGTCAATGGATTGGTTTGATACACTAAAGAGAGAGAAGCATCCTGCCTTGAAGAGAGCCGGGGTGAGTGGTTTCAGCAAACCAAAGAGAACACCAAACCATCCCACTAAGTCTCATATTGTTGTTGTTAAAGACGGTAAGAAAGTCAAGACTATTCGATTTGGACAACAAGGTGCTGATACAGTAACTGAGAAGAACCCAAAGGGAAAGAGGAAAAAGAAGCAAGCCTCGTTCAAGGCTAGACATGCCAAGAACATCAAGAGAGGAAAGACATCTGCTGCTTATTGGGCCAACAAGGTAAAGTGGTGATAACATGAGTTGGTTCAATATTCTAAAGATGAAGTTCAATGTTCCCTCTAGGAAGATTAAGTTCGATAACGAAGGTGAACTTGAGGAGGTTCGTAAAGCCGTTAAAGAGGCTAGATTATCAGAGGCTGATTTGAAAAGATTCGATGACAGTGCTATCAAGGCTGTTGCAGATATAGTCGGTGAGGATGATGACGATTATGATGACCTTTCCAATGACATAAGAGAATATGTGAAGAAAGAAAAAGAGAAGCACAACAGGAAGAGACCATTTGAGGTAGACCCATCTGTTAGAAATGTAAAGTTCAAGACAACTACTATGGATACACCTTCTTATCCTAGTGGTCACGCTCTTGCAGGATACGTTATGGCGCATGTTATGGCTGATAAGTATCCTGAGAAAAGAAAGGAACTGTTTTCTACCGCAGACGATGTGGCTCATAGCAGGATGCAGATGGGGGCGCACTATCCGACTGACTTGAAAGAATCTGAAAGACTATCAAAACTAATATTTGAGAAACATCTAAAGGACTGATAAAATGAATTGGAAAGACACACTGAAGAAGAAACTTGTTGGTGGACAGAAGAAACTGGACAAGGATAAAGATGGAGACATAGACGCAGAGGATTTCAAACAACTAAGGGAGGAAAAAGAATGACAGAACAAAAGAAAGGAGTAAGAGAATTGGAAAGAGAACTAGCGAATGCAAGAGCAGAACAGAGAGCCTACCATGAGAGTAAGGTGACTGTTAACAGGGACTACTCGATTGGTGGCGTAGACAAAAGCACCACAGTCGAGAAGAAGATACCCGACACTGCTGATGTTCCTGATGCAATACTTCTACCTAAGAAAAAGAGACTGAAGAAGCAGAACATCCCTTGGTGATTAGAATGGATAGCACATTCTTCGATGTACTTCGCAAGAGTGTGCCTGTTGAGAAAGCAAAGACTGCTAATCAATTAAATGAACGTAACTATCCAAAAGACGTTCAGGTGTTGATAGAAATACTCAGGAAGTTTTCTAGAACCAAAACGGTCAAAGACGAGTTTAGTGGAAGAGACAAAAAGGTTCCATTTTACAGTGTTGACGATTCTAGTGTCAGAGATATAGTGCAAAAATTCAACACAGAAATAGGTCCAAGACTAGACGAACTGACAACGACTGTCAGAAGAGCAGAGGCAATAAAAGACCCATTGAAGAGAAGGAGAAGATTCAATATGCTATCGAATGGAAGATACACTGACGTATTTCTCGCTGACGATGATGAGTTCTTGAAGTACAATGACAAACCTGCAAACGAGATATACTTGGACTTGATATACAAACTAAGTGCATCTAGGTCAGGTGAAAATCTATCAGAGCAGCAATACAGAAGAATGGTGGAGTATAATAAGAAAATCAGAGATGTGTTTAGCCAACCAAATCAGATTGTAATGAAACTCAATGATGATATCGACAGTGGAACTCTAGATTTTGAAAAGAGTGAAGAGAGATTGAAAGATGTTTTCGCACTTGTTGCAGAAGACCTTGAGGAGTACAAGCAATTGCAAAAGGAGACCGGATTTAAGGGTCAGGAGTTTGTTCTTGCAATGGGCTTCGATGGAGGACTGTCCAATGACATCCGAGAGGCGGTTGATTTTGTTAACAAAGCATATTCGTTTGTAAGTAGGATTGCTAGAGGCACTGACACTTCTGATATTGAAGTAGAGGAAGGACAAGAGCAATTGAGGGAGATGTTACAAGAGGATACCTCTATGGTTGTTAGGGCAAAAAACACTTTGAAGATGTTTGATAGATTCATCAAAGATGCTAAAATAAAAAATCACACTTTTTCTCTTCCTGATGGTGATAATATCAAAATAACATTAAACTGAGGTACACTGGGGTTGAACATGATGTCGTGGCAGGAAATTCTAAAGGCATCTGATTTTCTAGAGAAACTAGAGCCAAAACAGAAGAAGAGAATAAAGAAACTTCTGCAAGCAACACAACCCACAAAGAACATGGGGGATGAGATGACCAAGTTAGAGGAAGTCATCAAGGAGATGGAAAGTTTAGACATGGTGAAGAGCGACAAGGCTCTGACAAAGAAAGTAAAGTCCTTCCGTGAGAAGAACCTAGACATACTCGCAAGTGCTGCCGAACTTCGTAAAGACTATCAAACGCTCTATGACCAAATCAGAAGCATAGCATATCCGAAGGGCGAGAAGGAGGAGAAGGAATGAAACTCAGAATCGTTGAAGATGTAGAGTGGCATAAGGGTATGAGTCTTCCAATGCTAGGTGATTTAGAATGAGTTGGTTTGACTTAATAAAACTGGATTATAATCCAGATAGTGAGGCTAATCTACCTAGAGAAATATACGACTCTCTTGAAAGACTAGACGAAATAGAAAATGACTATTTCAGAAATAGAGATGAAATCGATTACGAGATATACGAGATATGTGATAAGTTGCTTGACTTTGTAAAAAATGATGCAAGGTTGCAAAGTGAGCCAAAGGAAAGAGATACACTATTAAGAATAGTTAAAGAACATCAAAAGAAATCAGTTTCCGATGGACACTTTGAGACAGTATATCACTATTTCACAGATACTTATGATGATTTGAAAAATAAGGAGGAGGATGATGATGATTTTTCCCCAAAATACGGAAGTAAAAATAGAAAAGCAGTTGAAGCAATGCAATCCTTTCAAGACCAATATTATGAAAACCCATATTCTGATTACAGGGAGAATAGAGACCTAACTGCTTTCATAGCAGGAGTAAGCAACGGTGAGCCTTTATCAGACTTAGAAAGGAAATTCCCCGGAGCATACATCGTCTTCGATAGTGCTGGATTATTGAACGAGGTGGAAGAATGAGTTGGTTTGAAACACTAAAGGGAAGTTGTGGCACAGAGAAGTCAGATGAGATGGCAAGAGTTACAACGACAGCCTCTACCGGACAAGACAAAGAAGCGGCCAAGAGGACTGAGGATAAAGAAGCAGAACTACTGGCTATGATACGAGAGCGAAACAAAAAAGCGAGGGAAAGCAAATGAGTAAGAAAGAAGAGAAAAATGAAATGCTACTACTAATGAAAGAACTTGTGAACAAGGTCAATGCCTTGGAGCAAGCAGTATACAACAAGGACAACCTTCTGATGAAATCAGGATACGTTGTTCGTGAGACACCAAGACCCGCAATGGGTAACATTGACACACCTGATGGTGGAACAATGTCATGGGATGAGATTCGCAAAATGGCGGAAAAAATGGAGGGGAGATAAATGCCCGAAAGAGTTACGAGAGAAGAGAAATCAGTTGAACTAGCAATATTGAAAGCAAAAGAGGTACTACAAGAAGCACAGAATCTAGGAATTATTCCCCTAGATGAGCCTTCTATGGGTGAGGATGTAAAGGTCAAGAGACCCAAGAAAAATCCATCAGAGGTTCCTCTTCCTAAGACTAGCAATATCGAAGGTGGTGCGGATTTAATCAACGATGGAACTATGAGAAAAGCACTGAACGCAATCGCAGATGCGGCAGATGTGTTTGTTAAACAATTTCGTGAGCCTGAAGAAAGAGCAAGAGAAATAGACTTTCCTAGACAGATACAAGCAGCCAGTGCTAAAGTAGAAAGTTCTCTAGACGCAATAACAGAACTTGCAGAAAGGTTGAGAAATGCCAAAAATGAAAGTGAAATGACTAGTCTAACTAGTAAATTAGAAAGAGAAATAGCCACGGTAAAGAGATTAAGGGATGTTCCTACTCGTACATAGATGAGGGGAATAAATGCCAAGAACAGGTTTATCCTTTGAAAAGGAAACCAACGCATTGACTAAGAAAGTGTTGGACTTCTTTGAAAGGGTACGCTATGCATATCTCTCTGCTAGGGAAAACCCAAATGAGTATGGTAAGAAGTGGTCTTCAACTGTAAAAAGCATAAGAGATGAATATGACGGACTTGGTAAGTTCGCAGAAGCACTGAAAGAAAATGTGAGCGAGAAGGAACTCTTCGATGACAGGGCTACAGATGCAGAATCCAATGTAGCCAAGAGAGTCTATGAAGACATAAAGAAAATGAGATTCGAGTCAGCAGAGGTAAGCGACCCGTTCTCAAAGCAACTAGGCAACAGAGTTCTAGAGAGACTTCTTGATGATGAGGCTATCTTTGCAGCATTCATACACTATGCTCTGAGAAGTCATACAAACGCACTCCCAAAGAAAGCATGGGAAGAAGCGGAACTCAAACCTGATGAGATAAGCCAAGGTGCTATGGGTTTGGATATCGAACCCAAGGACATACCACTCTACATCATAGAGCATTATGGTGATGATAAGGATAGCAGAAGAGTACAAAGTAAATTCAAGAGAGCCTACTCTCTACTAGAAAGAGTATACAACAGCCAATACTCAGAGGAGAAATGGGAGGCATTAGAGGATTTAGACATAGCAAAGTCCGATGAAGAGAAGGCCGATGTTGACTTCATGATTCCTAACAAACCAATGTACAGAATCTTTGAGATAGACGACATGAAGGAAATCAAGGGACTCAGTGGTGAGTATGTCGTTCAAGAAAAGTACGATGGTATGCGAGTTCAGATTCACAAGTTCAACAACGAAATCAGAATATTCTCCTACAATGAGAAAGACATAACCGATAAATGCTCAGAACAAGTAAAGAAGATGGAGAACAAGGCTTTTGGCGATTGCATACTAGATGGGGAACTCATGCTCTTCAAGGGAGATGAAGCACTACATAGAGCAGATACCATAACTCACATATTCAAGAAGAAACTAGATGGTGGAAAACTAAGACTACATGTTTTTGACATAATGAGACATGAGGGTAAGGACTTAGCAGATGAACCATTGAGAGAGAGAATAAACATTCTCATGTATCAATTCGCACAGCACTCCTCTGAGGTTTTGGCTTTCCCATCCAAGAAGGATACTAGAATTGCTGACTCGATGGACGAAGTGGACGAGTATGCTAGGAAGATAATGGAGATGCCAACATCTGAAGGAGTTGTAATCAAAGACATAGAATCTACATACTACATAGGAAAGAAGAAGAATCCCAAGTGGATTAAGTGGAAGAAATATGTGGATTTAGATGTCATTGTCCTAGATGACAAGAAAACAGGTAGTGGGTTGCACTCCTATACAATGGGTATTGGTCCACTTTCAGCAGAGCAGAAGAGGGATATGAAGTCAGTAGAGATAGAAGGCAAGGACTATCTTCCAGTTGGCAAGGCACTCAATACTAAGATAGAGGTCAGTGTTGGCTCGATAATAAGAGTCAAAGTTGATGAGGTAAACAAGAAGAAGGATGGCTTCAGTCTCTACTCAGCAAAACTGATTGAACTTCCTGAAGTCGATGAACCTGATAAGTTAGAGACACTAGAGCAACTTTCTACTAAGACTAAGAAATCTCTGACAAGAGGAATCCTCCCTATATTCAATGCTAAGGATTTGGCAAACCCACTTGCTGTCATGGCAGAACTTCGTGCAAAGGATGAGAAGAAAGTCAAGAAGTATGTGGTGACAGACTATGTTCATGGTGAAGCAGATATCATTTGCAAGTATGACACAGAGGGCTTTACTATCTATGGCTTCGATGGTGATGAGTTGATGCAGAAGAATGCTCTGACTCAGATGGATGACTTGAGAGACCAACTATCAAAGTTCATGAAATCTAGGAAGTCCAAACTAAGAGCGCAGATTAGAGATATAATATCTGAGAACAATGGACCTATGGAGTTCGATGACATTGAGGAGAAGGTCAGATTACAAGCCAACGATGCCTATGATGAAATTTTTGAACTAAAGCCCAAGGAACTATTGGCTTGGATGAAGAACCAAGATATGTTCATCTTCATCTCACCTAAGCGGTTCGATGTATCCTCTGAGGTTATTGAGAAGGATGAGGAAGAACAACTGACTGGTGAGTATGAGGTTCGTCAGAGGGATGATGGAAATATCGATTTCATCATAGAGACAGAGGATGATAGAATGGCTTGGTTGATTGACATAGAGAAGCCCACGGACATCTACGAGTTGTTTGGTAAGTCAGGAAAGTACCCGGCGATGGTCTCTGAGAAAATAGACAGTACAAAGGTTCTAGATAAGGGGGAACTAATTTTTGGAGTACAAAGACATGGTTATCATGAGTATAGAATGGAAGGAGATAAGTTCCAATCAAGAATACATTTCAGAGTAGTCCCGCTAGATGAAAAGAAGTCTTGGATAGTTTTCACAGGTAAGAAACAAGAAATGCTAGATGATTCTTCAGATGAAGGAATTATAGACATTAAACAAGATAAGTTTAGCAACTTAGAACTTCCTGACGTTTCTTCTCCTACAGATGAATAGCGAGTAGTTCATATAGTAAAAGATAATTCCTTTTGTAGTGTTTGCACCGCAGGAGGTTTTGATTAAGCAGGAAACTGATACTGGTTTCACCATATTAAAGTCAGAAGAATTGACGATTGGGGGCTATGCATCAATAGAAGTAGTAGACAAGCAAAATGACTTGATTACACTAGAAGCATTAGAAAAAGCAGTAGCAGAGTTCATGAAGAAAAAGTCTTATCGAAATGTAATGTCAAACCATTCAAATGTTCAGGTCGGGGAGGTAGTAGAGCAATATCGAGATACTAACGGGGTATTACACAAGACAGGTGTTGACAACGTTGGGTTCTATGTAGTTATCAAAATGAGAGATGACATAGAGAAGGCAAAGGAAATCTCAAGAGGTATTAGAAAAGGAACTCTACGGTCATTCAGCATAGGTGGACAAGCAATATCAAAGAAACAGAGAACATCGGAGGAATACGGGGAATACAACGAGATTGATAGTCTTGAACTACATGAAGTAACAATCTGTGAAAAAGGAATAAACCCCGAAGCGAAATTCGACATATTAAAACAACAAGGAGGTGATAATGTGTCAGAAAAACTAGAAAGCGCACTAGAGGAGTTGAATGGTCTGCTAAAGCAGGTTCAGGAAGCAACTGGTGCAACAATTGGAACAGAAAATGTTGTAAAAGAAGAAATGGATGAAAAAATGATGGAAGACAAAATGGAAGAGGACAAAATGATGTCCGAGAAGATGGAAGAAGACGACAAGATGATGTACGACAAAGAAGAAGTCGAGACAATGGACGAAGAAGCCAAGGCTCTCGATGAGGATTCTACCCGTGATTATCAAGCCGGAGAAACCGTCGTCAGTGGTGGAAAGCCTGTAGGAACCCCTGCACAACTTAGCGTTGCAAAGGGTCTAGAAGGCTCGGACTTCACTACACTTGACCTCTCCCATGAGAACGTTGAGAAGGCATACGAGCAGTATAAAGCCGAGCAGTTGGAGAAGTTGGCATACGACAGTCTCTCCAAGCAGTTCGAGACTCGATTTGCTTCAGAGATGGCAGTAAAGAAGTCGGAGGCTGAGAAAGCCGAGTACGACGCAAGAACTGAAGTCTCTGTACTCAAAGAGGAGTTCGCTGAACTCCGAAAGGCTCTCACTGAGAGAGACACAGAAATTCGCAAGGCTGCTGAAGTAGCAATGGAGTTACCCGAAGGTTTCCCAACCACACCTGATGCTGTGGCTGAGATGTCTTGGGGAGACATCCACAACCTTGCAAGGAGAGTGAACTAGATGAGTGGATACATTAACACATTGAAAGACCTAGAAGCAGCCACCTATGGCTATGCTGGCGCACAGGGCAACGCCCTATTGAAGTCGGCTGGTGTTGTTGGTGGTTTCGGAACGCCCCACGATGCAGCAAGCAACCCGTTTTCTGCTGCAAGTGGACTTGGAGACCTATACAACGTCCTTTACGGACAGAAAGTTTGGTCGATGCTCAACCAAGAGGTTAACCCTCTTGCTATGCTATCCAAGAGACCATACACATCCAGTGGATGGAGAGTTCTAAAGAGCCGACCAGAAGGTGGTTCAGGTTCTGCTTTCGGAATAGGAACAGGAAACCAAGGTTCCGCTACTCCTGCCGCAGATAAGATTGGTGGAGTTGGTGAGAACGCAACACTAGGAACTGGAAATGATATTCCAGCAATCGCTCCTGAGTACGAGAAACTATACATTAGTCCAAAGACTATTGCTCACTTGTTTGAGTTCTCAGAACTTGGTATGGAACTTGCTGCCATCGATGATGGTGTAGGTGACATTCGTGCAATCGTCCGTGAGGACATGGGCAAGCACCACGCAGAGACACAGAGCAAGATGCTAGTTATGCCTCTTGAGAGGTACGATGATGGAACTGCATCCAACATAGAGAGAAACTACACCTCTCTAATGAAGATTGTTTCATCTGCTGGTGAGATTGCTGCTATGTACAATGCAAACCTATTGAACACTGGTGCTAACAACGGAGACAACTCCGCAGTAGTCGCTGATGTTGTAAGACTATTCGGTACTTCCCGAACTGTTTCCATCAGCAGTAACGCTGCAACTGGAACTGCTTCCTTCTTGGATGCAGAAGTTGACTTCGGTGACGGATACGCTGCTGGTGATGCTAGAGTTCTAACACTAACCATGCTCAACGACATGATTAGAAGAATCAGGCAGAACGGCGGAAACCCGAAGGTTATCTTGACTGGCTACGACACTGTTCAGCACATTGCTGACCTTCTACAGAGCCAAGAGAGATTCATGGACAGGAAAGAAGTTGTACCTACCCACAATGGAGTTCGTGGTGTAAAGGGTCAAGAAGTTGGATTCAGAGTTGCAACATACTATGACATCCCAATCATCCCAACAAAGGACATGCCTTCTACCGGTAGCAACACAACCAACGAGTTGAGTGACTTGCTCATCCTAGACACAGACCACCTGTGGCTATCTGTGATGAAGCCAACTCAATACTTCGAGGATGGTATCACTAGTGGAAACCCATTCGGTGTTGGCAAACTTGGGAACCAAGGAATGTACCGAACAATGGGAGAGACCGGTTGTTCGTTCTTCAAGGGACAAGGAAAGATAACCAACATCAAGAGTGCTTGAGGTGATTAAGAATGGCATTAGCATACACAGTTACTTTGCTTGCTGACCATAAGGGCGTAACTGCCCCAAAGGTAGTAGGTGACGAGTATGTTGTTGATGCTTTGATAGATGTAACGTCAATAGTCGCAGCAGGGTCAGTAATACCTGCTTCGGCTCTTGGCCTATCATCCATTCATAGTGTATCAATCACAGGCAGTGATAACGCCAACGCAGTATTGCCATCAGTAGAGATTAGTGCCGCAGGTGCTTATGAGAGTGGAACATCCTTTGCTCTCATGTTCACTGCATTAGACGGAACTAATGCTACATTGTCTAACGATGCTAACGGCGGTTCTGTTAGAGTCCGTGTATACGGTAATCTCTGAAATCACAATGATTAAGTGATAACGTAAAGTAGTGGCCTCTGCCCCTAAGATGGGGCAGGGGTTACTACCACAATAAAAAGGTGATATAATGGCAAAAGTAAAGTTAGCAAGACACAGACCAACTGGACCTCTTCTACTACGAAGAGGCGGTCAAACATATGCATTAACAGCGCAAGAGGAAACTGTTGTTCCACTAGGAATTGCAATTGGAATGCTAGGAGACTCAGGACTCCTAGTAGAATTAGATGTTTCTGATTCCTCAGACATCCTGACATTGAATGAATACTTACTCAATATACTCAAAAAAGAGTTTAACTTAGAGGGAGATGCAAAGGCAGTTAGGGCTGCTTTGTTCCCTTCAGCAAAGAAGTCATTCATTCCTAACCTAATCAAAGAGACTCCTGTAGAGGAGACTCCCGTAGAAGAACCAGCAGTAGAGGAAGAACCTGAAGAGGTTGTTGAGGAAACTGTTGATTACTCACAATACACTGTAAAGCAACTCAAGGAGATGCTTGAGGAAAGAGGACTATCAACTGATGGAAAGAAAGCAGACTTGGTAGAGAGGATGTCGGGGGCTGAGTAATGGCATCTCCCACATGTAACAGCAGTGGAGTTCTATCTACCTCCACAGTTGTAGTGAAACATCATGCTAAGATAATGAGCGTACACGCTACATCTACAGCAAACGCACTATTCACTGTCAAGATTTGGGACAGTGACAGTGCATCAGTATCGGGTAAAAAGGAGGTAGCAAGACTGGAACTACATGCGGGTGGAACTGCTCAGACTATTGAGCAAGACCTACACGGTGTTCTAGTTGCTAATGGCATCTACGCACAGATAGCAACAGGAACAGGGACTGTTTCAGTCAACTTTGCTTGAGGTGCTGATATGCCAAGTATTGATACAGATACCCGACTAGTAATGACAGTTCTATTCGTTGGTGCTATAAGCGGAATCAACGTATACTTTTTCTCACAGTATGGTTCTACCTTCGTAAATGCATACGGTCCATATCCCGTAGCAGTGATATTCGGCGTATTGACAGTAGGTGGGATAATGATACTCAAAGCATTATTCGATTTGATATTGAATGACTACATAGAGGATTTCCTACTTCAGCGACAAATCAACGCTTATTGGAATAGAAAGGCAAGAGACGAGGATAACAGGAAGAGAGTGAGGGAATCAATGAGAAACTTCCAACAACAATTTGGAATACCTCTTAGTGGTTCTAACGTATACAGTGACAGTGTAATGCCGAATCTACCAGTTCAACAAGAGACGCAAACTGTCAGTCCTACCTTTCTAACAGGCTTCAATGAGTGAGTGAGATGGTAAGTGAAATCCTATTCGGGATGGATGAATCCACACTTGCATACGACTTGCAAAGAGCGCACTCTGCTGATGTGTGGTTTCTACGAGCAAGGTTTTGGCTTTGGGGAACCTTTGCCTCAATAGCCAGTTTCTTCATAGGCCATGCAATAGCAGTCTTTGGATACAACCTATTCTCAGGTGGTTGGCATATACTGACCACACTTTGGGGCGGTCATTAACTTCTCAACCATTTTAATGCTCTACGACATCCGACTCACTGACGAGGTGGTAGCATGTCGGTAATGGCAGGTTTCGCAATACTGATTGTAGAAGCGATGAACAAGTTGTACAACCGACTTCATGCGATTAATTTCGGCATCTATGGTGCTAGTCAAGCAGGTAAAACCACGTTGCACAAACAACTCATGACTAGGGGTGAAGTTCCTGAAATCAAAAAAAGAACTGTGGGTAGGCATAGGGCAACTAGAAAGTTCGTAAAGATAGACGGTGATGCACATACTGTCAAGACAGCAGATATTGGCGGTCAAACGGTATATTGGGGAGAATGGGTCAAAGACATGCGTAGTAGACATGTAAAGTATGTCATATTCATGTTTGATGATAGACATCTGAGTAAGCACTATGACATTGAACAACAACTATGTTGGACTTTCCTAGTTGACACAATATGCAACCAGTATTGGGAAGTTGGTGGAAAGAAGAAAAAGAAGCAAGACCATGACTTTCCATTGGCAGTTGGTCTTTGGGCAAACAAGTACGACTTATGGAAAGACAAGTACAACCACCAAGGGAAAATAGAAGACCATCCTATCTTTGAGTCATTCAAACCCGGTCTACAGAGATTGAATGATGCTGGCATACCCTGCCATAAATACATAGTCAGCGCAAAGTCAGATTCTGAGATGGTATATCGAGGAGTCCTAACAATGATAAAAGACTACTAGGTAGTCAGAATAGACAGGCTCATAGCGTGAGCCTATCGAAAGGAGTTGAAAAAAGAATGACAACACAACAATTTCAGCCTCCAAGTTTGATTGGAGCGACAAACGCATCAGTAAATACAAATGGCATGAACCCCTTTCTAGACCGCTTTACTGCGGCTAGAGCAGCAGGTCCAATAATGGCATATGAGTATAAATCTATGAAACCAAAGAAACAGTTGAAAGAGATTATCAAAGTCTTGAAGCCTGAAAAGAAGACCTTCCTAAAAATACCCTTTAGTTTCAAATACAACATAAAGGATAGATGCGTAATATGCGGAACACAGAAAGTATGGACCTCTAATGACAGCAGAAGACCCCCACTTCCATTGCATAAAGTTCGCAAGGGATATCCAATGAGAGGAACATACTGTGAGAAACACGCAGCAATACATATGCAGTATGAGATGCTAGAGCAGCAGATACTAGCAGAGGAACATGGTCTCTCCTTTAGTGCTTACATGCCTTCTGCTAGAAGTTTGAATCCAGTCAATCTAGTAAAATCAGGACCACTTACAACATTGAAGCAAGAGGACATCAACTCGTTGTCATCTCTAGGGTGGAGCATATCTCCACCTAGAAACGAAATGGCATCTCCTGAAGAACAACTATATGCCTTGATGATAGAGCAATCAGCCATGTCAGAGAGAGTTAAGTCCTTATTGACTAGCGGTGTCGAAGTACCTGTCGGGACAACGGAGAGTGAAGCATAATGGGACTATTCGGAACATCAAACTCAGCACTATCAACGCAAATGAACTCAATGAGCCAACAGAATTTCAAGTCTGTTAACAACTTGTTGACGCTTCAGGAAAACCATGTGGAAGAGTTCTTTCAATATCATGGGGAACAATTCATGCAAGCATTTGAGCAATTGTTAGAGGATGTCACAACAAGAGTAGTTAGTCAAATGCTAGTCAAGATAAAGTTTGTTTCTAATACCAATGGTGATTTAGAGATACACCCTGATTCACTATCAGAATTCACTAACATCACTCAAGAGAACATTGATTTGGATATCGTGAACTTACTAGGAACTGCGGTTAATTCTGAAGTGATAATGCAGAGAAGAATGGCAAAGCAACAGTACCTAGAGTCACAAGGATTTACTTCTCCTTCACAAACTGGTGGGGGTGGGATGCAACCAGCAAATCCGCAGGGATTGAACCCTGCACAAATACAAGGAGGAAACATGGCAGTTGGTATGAACAACGCAATCAACCAACAGGCTATGGCGTTCAACAACCCATCAGGATATCCTGTTCCTCCATCGGGTTATGACCAAATGAATAACCCTTACTGGATAGACCCTGCAACTGGTCAACCTACCTACACTCCCCCACAAAGCGGTCTCGGCCTAGCACAAGGAATAGGTAAAGCCGTAGCGTGGGCAAAGTGGTTAGCATAGGTTGGGGCTAGATGAATGAGCGTGGATGTAACTCTAGATGATGCCCTTGAAGGGAGTTTGAAGGAAAAGTTTGTCTTGACTGAAGAACATGTTAATGGTTTTAAGATAAATCAGGAAAAGGATACTGCTAGATTTGTTAAAGAATACCTCATTCCCTACATATTCTCAGAGTACACCGATGCATTTAGAGATAAAGGCAGAGCAAATGATGTCTCTCTGATTGTTCCAAGGATACTCAATCTACAAGAGGATGATTTCGATAAAAAGGAGGAGTATGCCTCATTCAAACAGTATATGAATACTCTATTTGACAAGATAGAGAACCTAGAGGTAGTTGACACCGTTGACTCAGTTGAATCAATCAAGGGAGCAGATTCGCTTTTCGGAAAGGATGTCGAGTATGAGGATGGTGAGGTAAAGCAAGGCACTGGCGAAAGACTACTCGGCAAATTGAAGGGGAAGACATTCAGGCAGTTATCAAACCCATCACTACTAGGAGATACCACTAGAGGAACTGAAGAAGATGTAGAGGGTTCTGCAAAGATAATGTCCTTAGTAGACGCAGGAAAGCCAATATTCAGAAATAAAAAGGACTTAGAAGATGTACTGGTAGTATCCGGTCCAAGACCAGTAGCAAAACCAAAAAACAACGTCAATGGGGTCGAGATAGTATACGAACTAGACATGGAAAAATACTTCAGAAAATTATTCAGTGATTTTGGATATGATATGGATGAGAATTTTTCAGTTGTCAGTTCACAGGAGGCTAACTTCCCAACTGAGAAACTAGAGGAAGTGATAGCAGAGAATCTAAAGATGACAAGGGAGGGGGAGAAAAGCACAATATCACAGTCTCTAGTTTCAGGGAAAAAGGAAACAATAGATGGCAGGAGTTCTGCAAGTCTATCCGACGCACAGGATGCTGTCGAGACTCTAGTAGGAGAACTAGGAAAGAAAGGACCAATCATTGACTTGCTATTACGAGAGTTTGCTATGGCCGATGACTTCTTGAAAACCAAAGACACATCACCGAGAAAGGTTGTCACTGAAGGTAAAAAACAAGTGAGTAAGCCAAAACAATTACGAAGCATCGCTCTATCTAAAATCACAATAGTCATAGAAGTGCCATATCCGAACAACACATTCACATCTGCCGGTGCTGTATTCAGGCAGAAAGACTCACAACTACAGAAACTCTCACCAGTTGTGGAAGTGCTACAGGATTCTTTAGAAAGAGTAAGGTTCTTCGGTAGAGGACAACTCATGCAAGCAACAGGAAGGTCGTTAGTTGTGATAGAAGAGATAAATGAAGGTCTAGATGATTTACAGAGATTAGTTGAGAGGTTATAGAAATGAGCAAGTTGTCCTCCCCAAGTGACTTTACCAGTATCAATGCAGACTACTCTCAGGGTAGGGGGTTCTACACTACTCATTCAGATGTATCTCAGATGTTGCAGATAGCAGCGTTCAGTTCTTCTACCACTCCATCTATTGCTGAAGTTGGGGCGTTAATCAAAAAGACAGAGGAAAGGGTCGATGATACAGTCGGTCATTCCTTCCGTCCAGTTATTTACCACAATGAGTTTCATGGGTTCGAGGCATTTCATATGGGAGCATACCCTGTACAGAGATACAAGGACTATGTTGGGTTCATACAACTAGAGAGACCGGATGTTCAGAAGATAGTGAGGTTAGAGGTTTGGCAGGGTAGTGAATACGTCGATTTAGCCTCTGCTACTGCCACTGTGAAAATGCCATCAGGTCCAATATCAGGAACATTCACGATTACTCTAGGTGTAGGCGCATATACATTCGTACTCACAAAGGGAACAGACTTCTTTGATAACTACGGACCAAAGACAACTGCCAGCCAAGTAGCGGATGCAATCAATGAAGTGTTTCCACATAAGACCGCTAAGTTCACTGGTGAGACTACTGCTAAGTCTGTGACAGCAGTGGGAAACAGTTCAATCAACATATCTGATTTCTTCTATGCGACAACAGATAGTGAGGAAACTGACAAAGTAGTTATTTCTTCACTACTGCTAAGTGATGATGGTTCTGCTTGTACAATAGCATCAGTAGGAGCATCAGTAACCCCGTTCACAGATAATCAGGACCAAAGAAGATTGGGTGACTATTGGACGATAAACAAAGATGGTAAAATCTTCTTCCATGAGAATTATCCGTATCTACACAAGCACTCAATCAGAGTAACATATGTTAGTGGACAGAGTAGAGTTCCTGCTACAATACACGACGCTGCTACAAAACTAGTTGCTGCCGAGGTAATAAGACATGATGACAACTCAATACTCATTGCTGAGACAGGCTCTAATATTGACCTGAAGGCCAAACATGACATATTGCTTGAAGAAGCAAATAAGATATTGAACGGTAAGAAGGACATCATACATTTCATTGCGTGATATCATGAGTGATGTAAGAAGAAGATTCATGCAAATACTAGCATTAGAAAAAGAAAGAAACGAGGTGCTTAAGGAGTTAGAAGACTCAGTAGGATTTGATATTAGTTTCTCAGATGAAGCAATATTAGAAAATGCTACAGCAAAATTCGCAGAGCAGTATCGAAAGGAATTGGCAGAGATGGTGGTAACAAAATGGATGAAGTAACCTTTGTTATTCGTCTTCTAGAGGATAATTGGTCATCATCTGCTAGTTCCTTGGTTTCTGCTGGCACAATAAGTGCTAATCACAATGCTACTCCCAAGTTCATAGATGTGAGGTCGATAGAACCACAAGAGGGCAGAAGAGTAGATGTGGATTCCCAATCGGTGTTGATTGTCTTTGAGGACAGTTCATCTACAGACTACCCGACAATCGATTATTCTGTGAGAAACGAGACCTTCACCTTTACCTTACATTTGAGGGTTTTACATAGAAGGGACATGACCAGTAACACCTTTTCTAGAGATAGATTGGAAGCATTATACAAGGTTGTCAGATACATTCTTGAAAACAATGCTTTTAGGCCAACTGTCTATGCAACACCCGCCGATAGCAGTAGTGCAGTCGAAGGAGATGCAGATTTAATACGACTAACTTCTAGAAATGAGGCGAATGATAGAGGGAAAAGATTATTGGGATATAAGATTGGAGTCGAGTTAAAGAGATTCGCAAGAGGCTGATGAGGGAAAAAAATGAGTAATGAGGTATTCGTAGGAGCAAACGCACAAGTGGGGCTTTGTCCAGAACTGGACATGTTCTTCAACAACGTAACAATAAACGGTAGTCAGCAGGTAACGGTCAGTGATGGAAACACATTCAAACTAGTTACAAACATATACACTGGTTGCACTGCGAAGGTAGTCAACAGTGGAACGACAACCTATCACGCTATCCTATCAAACACCGAGACCGTATTGACCCTAGACACTGATGCTCCTGCTGCTACAGTTGACTTGACAATACTCTCGTTTGGCGCACCAGTGTATGCTCCTGTCAAGAATGCAAGCAATGCGCTTGTAGGAGGAGTTCTATCTGATGCTTGGCTAGGACTTGTCAACACGTTTACCCCACCTAATGTAGAAGTAGAGATGAAGCAACTGAACCTAGCAGTGGCAGGTGGAAGAAACTTCGATTATCAGTACAAGGGAGCAGAGACGGTATCCGGTGGCTCTCTAGATATCTCACTCAACAATGGTTCTTGGTTGTACTACACACTAGGGGGGCTATCATTTACATCAGCGCAGACAGATGTTGCTACAACAACAAGCAATGGTCACAATGGAATAATAACATCCGAAACAAGAAACGATATCATTCGTGTGATAGAAGGCAACATGTATCCTGACACTGATGATGGTTCAGGAGGAGCAAGAGCGTTGAATGCATTCAATCTATTGAACACCGCTTCTCCTTACGTCTATACATTCACAGAGGCTGACAATGATGTTCTTCCATCATTTGCCCTAGATGTAGTATATGGCAAGAAGGGAAGAACAGGAAGCACTGCACTAGACAGCAATGACCCCAACACAAACATGTACTCAAGAGTATTCACAGGATGTCAAGTAAACACAATGACATTGAACTTTGAAGAGGGACAAGAACTCAAGACGACCCTAGACCTAGTTACTCGCAGAGCATTTGACACACCTAATGGCTATGTTCCACTAAGAGGTCAGAGCGTTCTACAAGCAATCACCAATGACTCAGGAGATATTGGAAGTGATGGCTCAGAGTTTGCTGACAGTGGTTTCATCAACTACAACACCAATGCAAAGCCATACTCAGGCTCAAGCCTAGCAGACAACTACCCATTCCTATTCTCGGATGGTGCAATCAAACTATTCGGACAGGTAGTTGGGAAGGTCAAGATGGGTTCAGTCACAATCAACAACAACCTAACACCACAGAGGTTCATTGGAAACTACAACAGGCAGATTGCTTCGGCACACCTACCCGGACAGAGAACCTATGAGATATCCCTAACCATGCTAATCACTGACACCAAACTATGGGACCAGTTGAGGATAGACAGTGAATCAGGGGAAGCAGGAACAAGTGGAGAACTACAACTCTCATTTACAAAGGACACTGGTGAGCAGATACTCCTCAAGTTTGAGGACTACCTAATCAACTCGGTAACGGTTCCCTTCCCTGAAGACAAGGGACCAATCGATGTAGAGGTCCAAGCAAACGCAAGAACCCTATCAAGTGCTACTTACACAGGCAAGTGGTCAATATACACACTAGGCGGTAGTGCAACGAGCAACTAGGAGGCGTAACCAAGTAGGTAACGCCAATCAGTTTTTTATTCCACCAACACGTTTGTTTGTTGGTATGTTTTGTAGGTGGAAAGAAAAATGACAGAAGAAAAGAAAATTGTAAGTGATAAGAACATGCTGTTCGCAAGAGCAGCAACCGAAAGCCATCATATCAGGGTATCACCTGATACTGATGAGTACCTCCAAGTTTGGATTAAACAACCGACTTGGCTTCAGGTAGAACAGGCATTGTCGTCTGTTATGGATATGGATTCCCAAGGTCAGACTATGGGAATAAACCTGAACAAGATGTACAGATACATGGTAGACAACTTCGTAGAGAAGACTGAGCCACAACTATCTGCTACTGACCTAATCAGACTCAACCCGTATGTCGGTGCGCAACTAAAAGAAATCCTCCCTAATCCATTCATGGATGTCATGGGGGATGATACGGGAAACGAAAACTAGTCCGAAGGGCATTGAAGGGAGGAGTAGTAGACGCACAAGTGGGGATGAAAATTATGCTTTACACCTACTGCACTGCTTTCTCTATCAACCCAAAGGATGCTTATGATACACCAGCGATTTTGATTAAGGAAATGCTAGAAATACATGGAGAAGTAAAGAGACTGGAATCGGAGGCAATGGAAAAGGCGAAGGGATGATAGATGAGTGATGAATTAGATGATGTCGTTGAAAGTTTCAAGGAGATTGACCGATTCATCATCAAAGGCGCAGCAGATATGCGCACATTGCAATCATCGATAAGTTCAACTAACGCTGTTCTAGAATCAAAGGGATGGGAGATATTCTCCCGTTTCATCTCAGGAACCGGTCTTTGGAGAATACAGAACCGAGTAAAGGCTAGTATTCAACTAATCAACGCCGCAATGAGTGCGGAAGAGAACAGGAGAGTAAAAGAGGCTAAGAAACTCAAGACTCTTGCAGAGATAGGTAGATTTCAATCAAATGTAGAGCAGATGCAAGAAAAAATAAACAAAGTAACTGATGCTTCAGGAAAGAAAAGAACTGAACTAGCAAACCAATTAAAGAATGAATCAGATATATTTTCTGCTTTGTTTATGCAATATGGCAGCATAGAGATGGCTATAGAGAAGACAACAGAAAAAATGAAGGAACAGGCAAAAGAGGCATTGAAACTAGAAAAAAATGCTTCTAAGGCTGCTAGAAGAAGAAAACAAGGATTGATTCAAAACTCTCTTACGTTTAAACTAATCAAAAAGATAACAGATGCGAGTAAAGAATTCAGTGAATCTCTAGGCGACGGTGCTGAGAAACTCTTAGCGGGAATAGAAGGTGCTTTTTCAAGAACAAGAAAACTACAAAATCTTCAAGATAGTGTACAATCTAAATTAAAAGATGCAGGTTTGGCTGAAGATGCTAAAATTTCTATCGATAAAAGAGGTAGGGAATTTGTAAAGAACGTTGATGCCGGACAAAGATATAGCAAAGAAAATATTGAACTGATAAAACAAATCGAAAAAATGAGAGAAGAGATAGAAAAAATAACAGAAAGAATAGAAGAGCCAACAAAGGCACAACGATTCCGAGATATAATAACGCACCCAATAAGAAACATTGCTAATTATGCATACGAACAAGTAAAGGCATTTGCAAAGTTTACTTTCTTCATAGTAAAACTATTAGCCTTTTTCTTATTATTTATTCTTGGTCTTACTATATTGAAAAAGGTATTTGAAGAAAATCGAGAGGCATTTATGACAGGGTTCAATGCACTAAAGCAAACTTTCCAGTTTGGTATGGGGATAATATCATCAGGGATTGCTGACTTTACCTCTGCTGCGAGTGAGATATTTACTGCCTTTCAAAACAGTGATATTCAAGGTGTTGTCATAGGAGGTGTAAATCTAATAGTCGCAGCATTAAAGATAATAGCAGGAGTAATTGTTGCAACAATAGGAGCAGTGTTAGTAGGAGGATATAACTTCTTGAAGGCTGTATTTGAAAGCAATTTGAATAAAGTGTTTGAGGGTGTCACTACAGCAGGGGGTCAGATTGTAGCAGCGTTCCTTAAGACTGTTCAAGTAGTTTTCAAAATCGCAGCAGGGATAGCACTCATTATTGCCTTCTTTGGTGGGGGTTTTATAGTTGCTATCGGAGGCTTATTGTTATATGCTATAGCGTACCTTATTGATTATATTGTTCCGTATGCTGATACCATAGCGACTTTCTTGAGTGATATAAAAGCCTTTTTCACCACTTTACCCTTTGACATTGCTAATTTTATTGGTGATAAGTTTAAGGAAGCAATGAATGTTGGTGGGAAGGTTAAGGATAGAGTCTCAGGAGCATTTAGTAGTGCTAAGAATTTTATTGGATTAGCAGAAGGCGGAAAGATAAGCCGAAGCGGTCTTGCTATTGTTGGAGAACGTGGGCCTGAACTGGTGCAACTACCAAGAGGAGCGCAAGTACACTCTAACTCTGCATCAAAGGCAATGGCCTCTTCTATCACCAACAATATCACAGTGCAAGTGACTGGCAGAGTAGGTGCTAATGACTCTGAGATAAGAGACATAGCGAACAAGGTCGCTAGGGAGATAAACACTAGAATCAACAGGACATCAACATCGGTGGTGAAATTCTAATGGCAGCAACGACAGACTTCAAGGTATTTCTAGAACTAGCAAGAAGAGCGCAAGTGGATGACGGTACTGCTAGGGCAGTCAACAGAATACCTCTCTTTGTCAGAGAGATACAGGTAAACACACAGAAGACTGTACCAACAATACCTATTCCATTCGCAGCAGTTGCAACAGGTGCATCTGAGACACTCGCTTTTGACATGGGTATCTCATCAAAGACACTCAGCCTATCAGGGGTTCTTCTTGACCAAACTATATCAAAGGATACACAAGAAAGTGATACCAGCCATAAAGAGAGAATATTATCCTGCTTTGAACTAGCACAACTCATACATTCCTATGTTGATAGTAGTCAAGCACAAGAGGACCAAACTCTGAATAAATTGATTATACTAATACCGAGCAGGGTTGATACTAATTTTGAATATCACGATGCTACCACTGAAACTAAAGATTTAGACCAATTGCCATTGATTCCATTCACCTTTGAAAATAGAAGATATGATGAAAGATTCAAGCGTCAGATAAATCAGCAGATTGAGAACTTAACAGGAACATCTGATTTAATTAATCTGTCACCAACATCAGCCTTCACTGATATATCAGACTTGGATGAGATTCCCGGCATGTCAGGTTTCATTCAGTCTTTCGATACAACTTTCTCCGGTGAGCAACCCAACAGTGTCGAGTTCAATCTCAACTTTGAGGTAGCCACCGTGATTGCAGATAATCCTGTTAACAATCTATAGGTGGTACGAATGACGACAGCGCATGTTGGTGAGAAGAGAGCATTGGTCTTTCCTGTCATGTGCGACGCTCATCTAAAGATAGAGTTCGATGATACGAACACATCAACCAAGAAGGGAAACCTATGGAGGCATAGTGGGTCTTTTACTATAGAGGCAGTAATTACCCCTTACGATGTAAATGGCCTTGGGCATCGAACCTCCGGTCAAGGAAGACTCGATAGTATCAAAACTCCACCTAGCCCAAACCTCTCGTTAGATGACCATGCAGATACGACCTCAAACTATCAGAGTGTCAGTTACTTCGGCTCAGGTAGGAACACACACAAGATGATGCTCTTTCACAATCAATACTTCAAGTTCTTTCTACAGAATACAACATCCTCTAACTTCAATCAGCCAGCAGAGTACAAGTTAGTTTGTGAGATATCTGATTCTACTGATACTGGCAATATACAAACTCATACCATATCCAGCAATGCTGTGTTTGCTTCGATAAACAGCCTTGAGGGATACTATGATGCTGATGGTTTCTACAATGGCATAATCACAGATAAGAGAAAAATAACAACAAGTGCATCGGGTTCTCAAACCATATCTGTTAGTTCAGGGGCTGCTGATGAGATAAACACAGGAGCAGAGATATTCGATAGTAGTGGCACACTGATAGGAACTGTTTCATCAGTATCAGGAAACAACATAACACTCGCAGCGACTCCTGCTACTACTGTGACATCCACAATATACACATCTCAAAAGAAAGAGGCATTGTACATCGAGCAGTTGACAAAGGTAAGTTGCACATTTGACAACAACACTGTAACTCTCATGGTGAATAATCAACCAGTTGCTAGAGCAAAGGTCAACATAGGCACTTTCGGGTTTCATGCCTCAGACTGCCTGATAGGAAAAGATGGCTCCAATACGAATACACAATTCATGGGTGAGTTGTATGAGATAAGTATGCACAGAGGAAAGAGACCTTGTGCAACCATCAATACCCTGACTCCTAACGTTACTGAAACGTTCTTCCATTACGAGTTTGGTGATTGAGATGGCAAAGACAAATGGTGTGTTTACTTATCCTGTTTCTTCAGGAGTCAATGATGCTGACGTAGTTTCATCATATGCAAACACAGGAACTGAGTTTAGTAACTCTAGAGCATTCAAGGATGTCTCCGTCAATCCAGTATTGAAGACAACCCATGTTGCATCGGAGACTGTTACATCAAGTGTGACATCAGTTCCATCTGCTATATTCACTGAGATAAGAAAAGGACCACATGCTACTAGTATATCGAATGATGCTGCCGATAAGATAGGAAATAGAATACTTCCTACCACAACTAATCTAACTGACTATGGAACTAACAAAGAGATAACTCCATCCTTCAAGATAAAGGTGTATGATTCCAATGTCAGTGCAGCAACAACAAACAGGAAGTTCGTGTATTCGACAACAGACGACCCTGCCACAGATACTTTGGGAATAGATATAGAAAACTATGATTACTTCATTATACTGAATCCTGAGATATTTGACTCTTCTACACAAACGAACACACAAAGACCTCACTTTGCTAAAGTTACTGCTATTACATCATTCGATAGTTTTGGCGATGGACTAGAGTTTGCCCCTAAGTACACAGGCCCAATACCAAAAGACACGAAGTTTGAGGTCTTCAAGGGTCCAGCAAAAACAGATACAGATGTTATGGCTGTGAGTTATGGTCTAAGAGGTGATGCAGATGGCTCTACTGAAAACTATGATGTGCTAAATATAGTTGCTACACCGACATTCTACTTCTATAATGACAGACTAGAGCAAGACGACCAATTAGACTACATGGAGAAATACACTCTAACTAGACTTCGTTGGTTCAATACGCTGACGAATATAGCAATAACAGAAGTTGATACTCATACTCAATACCAAGAAGGTAGTAGTTCTGTTCTATTTACCACAACAGGCAGTTCAGAGACTGATAAATTATGTGAGGGCATGTCCATATTCAACAGCAGTAATGTATATCTAGGCAACATAAAGGAGATTGATGGCAATGATTTCCAACTGGACTTTGCTCGTATTGCAATCACAGGAACTAGCACTAACTTCAATGTGCAAATAGGAAAGGGAATATCCAATAACGTATTCAGAACAGAGGCAAAGGAAAAGGGACTGATAGAAAACAGAATAGGAAACAGATTGGATGCTGTTCTAATTGACTCATTAAGAGCAACAGACGATGCGGATACATCTAACTTCAATCCTGTTCTTTGGCACAAGGCATTCCCGAATGCCAAGAGACATGAGACTGACTCCACGACTGCTACAGCAGGACAGTTCGATGGTAACTTCAATGGTCCTGCTAGGTATGTATCTAGTGACCCAAGACCGTTGAGAAACGATATAGTTCCCCTTAGCATGAATGTTTCAGTGAATAGTCCTAGAAACAAGATGAGTAAGATATGCAACCTATCTGCCATGAATAACTCCGGCTCACTACCATTCAAGGTTCGTGAGGGACAGAAACTAAAGGTTCTGAAGACGCTGTTCAATGATAAGAAGACTTTCAAGACCTTGCCTTTCAAAGCAACTGGTAATTCTTCAGAATCAACAATAGCGTTCAACGACATGGATGTGGGTCATGACTACAAACTGTCAGGAAAGATATCCGCAGATACCATATTGAAGGTTGACGGATACTACTATGTTGTTAACAGTGTAAATAATAAAAGTGGTACTACTCAGTCATTAAGTGTAAAGGCTCGTAAGACATTGAGTGCTAACACATTCACAGTTGCATCAACTGTTCATGACTTCACAAATGAAGTAGTTCAGATAGCACCTTGGACTGGTTTGTTGAACACAGAGAACGTCAAAGCAGATACACAGGTGCATTACTCAGATGGAAACAGACTATCAATATCAGGAGCCACAATAAACAAGACAGATGCGAAGTTATACGGTGCTAAGGTTCTATTCAATTCCTCATC